TGTAGATGCTAAAGTGTATACGATTCCTCCTTCAACTCTATCTCTTTCTGCGAGCAACGGGGCTACAACTATTGCTGCTCTTAAAAAAGTAATAGGTGGAGCATTAGATGCAGACAAAGTGGGAGCTTTTGCTGCCACAAATACTCTCGATACTTCTTCGTGTATTGTGGGAATGGCTGCTGGTGGAGCCGCTACAGTGGAATGTAAGATGGAAATCCTGAATGCTGCTGGAACTTGGGTAACTCGTAGTGGGCTTGTTCCTCTTAGTGAGATAGGAGAACTAGGAACTCCTACTGGTGATGGTACTGCTTCTGGAACAAGTGTTGATACTACTACTGTATGTTATCAAGTTAAGAGCCTTTGGCCTGGAGACGGTTATAATGCTGGAACAAAAGCAGATGGAACCACTAGTGGTGTTTCCTTTGAAGTAGCGGTTAATGGTGGTGACAATGCTCAAGAACAAGTTAATAACCTGGGTGTCGCAGCAGAAACCTTTAAAGCAGGTATGGTTTCCTCGTCCTTCTTAGAAGATAGTATTGGTACTACTTACGATGGAAGAACTTCGAACTATATCACCGCTAACTTTGCTTCTGGTGAATATGATAACACTATTCCAGTCACTAAGCTGGCCTCATTTGAAACTAAATTAGACGGTCTAGTTGGCACTGCTATTACGATTACTGGTGGACAAGGAGGAGGAGTTACAGGAGCTACTGTTGACCCCCGCTTTGTTAAGCTGGTTCAAGGTAGTTATAACTTAGCTAATGGTGACAGTGGTATTCCTGCTGCCGCTGCTGATGTAGCAACTGCTGTCATTGGTGCTGTTCAAAGCGATGGTGGAAAGACGGGTATTGAAGCTTTAGATGATCCAGTGCTTAATATTTCGATTGCTCTTGCTCCTGGAGCAGGGGTGGGTGATAACCAGACCATTCAAAACGGTTTGATTACGGTCGCAGAAAGAACTACGGACTTCCTTGCTCTTATCTCTCCTCCTTACGCAGTTGGTAAGCCTGGGGACGCAATTGATTGGAGTAACGGTTTCGCTACTACCAGAACTGCTGCTGTGAATAGCTCTTATGCTGCTCTCTATTGGCCCTGGTTAAAAGTGTTCCAAGTGTGGGATGGTAAAGATCGCTGGCTTGCCCCTGAGATCTACGGTGCCCGTCAGATGGGCGTTACGGATTCTGTGTCCGATCCCTGGTTTGCTCCCGCTGGGTTCGTTAGAGGGCGACTCACTAAGCCTACGGACGTAGAGGTGATTCTTAACCAAGGGGATAGAGATTCCATGTACTCTGGTGGAAACTGTCTGAACCCTGTTGTTAACTTCCCCCAAAACGGGATTGCTATCTTTGGACAAAGAACGACTCAGAGACAGCCTACTGCGCTGGATAGAATTAATGTAAGACGCATGATGATTTACATTAAGAAAGCAATTCTTGCTTCTACTCAAAGACTGGTATTCGAACCTAATGATAAGTTTACTTGGACTAGAGTGGAGCAGATATTAAACCCGTTGCTGGATGATATTTTACGCAGACGGGGTATTACTGAGTTCAAGGTGATCTGTGATGAGACTACTAACACCCCAGTAAGAATTGATCGAAACGAAATGTGGACGAAGGTGCTTATTAAGCCTACTAAAACCGCAGAGATTGTTATTTTTGAACTCAATCTTACTAATCAATCGGCTCAAATGGGCTAATAGGAAAATATAAATGGCAAATGCAATTAACTCCCCCTACTACTTAGATCCAGAGGATACTGGAAGGGGTAATGCTGGTACGCTAAACAGCGGATTACCTGTAATCTCTGAAGGTTTAGACTCTGTAAGAGCTTATCAGTTTGAAGTTCATTTTGAGCTTCCCGATACTTTAAACCAGGATCCTGGAGGAAAACTTACTCTGGCTGCTAAGAAAGTGACTGCGGTGGGTTTTTCTACGGAAGCTATCGAAGTACATCGTGTAAACGATAAGGTTTTCTATCCTGGTAAGGCTTCTCCTGAAGAAGTTACGGTTACTTTTGATAACTTCTATCAGCCTAAGATTGCTAACACTCTTTGGCAGTGGTTCTCAACGATTTATGACCCTACCAACGGAAAGTTCCTCACAGAAACAAAAGGTGAGAGTCCCGCTAAAGCACCTATTGGGGGTTGGAAATCCCAACGAGCTACGATTGTTGCTTTAGATGCTCAAGGACAGCCCCTGATGGAGACTAGAATGTTTGGAGTTTACCCCATCTCTTGGAAGACTGCTGAATTTAACTACGCTACGAACGATTTCCATACTATTGAAATGACCTTCAAGTATGATTTCATGGAGCATGTCACTTTTGGTGCCCCTGTGGGGGGAGCGTTAGCCTCTCAGTAATAAATAAATAAAATTAATTTGGACAAAGCCCAGCCTAGGACTTTCTGGGCTGGGCTTTTTGCTATAATAAAGTAATTATGGACTACTACTACTCTCTTTTAAATAGTTATGAACTTCTTAAACGCAGGAAATTTAAGCTTTCTTTGAGAGAAGAAGAGGGTGAGGGGGATGAGGGTTCTAAAGAAAAGGTTGCTGATTTACAGGCTGCCGCTGGTGCAGGAACCCGAGAGGCTCCTGGCACTTTGAACGGAATTGATGTGTGGATGGAAGATGGAAAAATTCTAGCTACGGATCCAAATGATCCCGCTCCTCAACCTCAAACTGCTTCTGTTGTAGGTGCCGATGGAGAGCGTGTTAAAGGACCTTCCGCTAATGCTTTATGGGGGAAAATTTTTCCTGGTGGTGAAGAAGATGGGGAAGAGGTTGTTCAGGTGTCCCCAGAACAGAAGGAGTTAACTGCTGCTGCGGCTCGCATGGATGTAGCCTTACACGGTAACGAAGAGGTAGAAGGGTTACTGGATGAAGAGGGAGGTTCAGATATGCTTCCAGGCTATGAACCCACTCAAAGAACTAGTCGAATAGAGGCTAGTCTTAAATTAATTCAAGCCAAAGCAGCGGGAAAAAGTAAAGAGGGGGAGGGGGTTCAATCTGGTGCGGCTAAGGAAGATACAACAATTACAGAAAAGGTAATTTCTTCTCCAACCCTTGATGCAGGAGAAGCGGCTAAAGGTGTTGAGGCTGCTGTTGAGACTATAGCTCTTGTGAGAAAGATTAGAGCGGGTACAGCAACTCCTGAGGAATTAAAAAAAGCTAGTGATCAACTGGAGGTTACGCGAGAAGGTATTCTATTTAATGGTATTTATATGCAGTATAGATCATCGTCTACAGGGAAGAACGATCCTTATAGAAACCTTGCTGATCAAGTGGATACAGCTATAGTGAAACATAATAAAGGTTGTCCTAAAGAAGGGGCTGGTGCTAATGGAGATGCTGCTAAAGAATGTAGAATTAAACCTCTGAAGGATGAAAATATTGGACGAACTCTTTCAAATAGGGGTCCTATGTTAGAACATGCCACAGTATTAATTCTTCTTGGTGAAACTTATGTGGATTGTGAAAAGAGTGGGGATGATTGTTCGGATATAGAAGCTAAAATCACACAACAGTTTGAGAAAATGCAGGGGGATGGCTCAATTGAAGAGGTTGAAGCTATGTTAAAAACTGGTTTATGTACTCTGGGTAATAAGTGTTTAGCCAATATTGACGGTGCAAATGATGCAGTTATAACACAACAAGTTCTGGAATATCTTACTGGAGAGGATGCAAAAGGCCAACCTATAGAAGGATATGAAGGTCCAGGACTAGACCTAGATATTGCAACTGCTTTAGTAATGCGTGCTGACGGAACCCGAGGTTTAGCTATGCTTGTGGCCTCTAGCCGAGGCTTTACTGGGTACTTAGATACATTAAAACCTGTGGATGCAACTGTTTGGGGGGGAAGTGGGGCTGATTTAAAAGGCCAGAAGGACGATATAAGAATTACAATTCCTGAAGAAAATCTAGAAGAATTTATAAAGGAACTAAAAGATAATATGACTACCATAGAAGAGGAGTTAGAGGAAGCGGCTAAGTGTGGTGGAGAGGGGATAGGTTTAACTGCTCTTGGTAATAGTATTACTCAAACTAAATTAACTGATCCTATAAGTGAAGCTAAAAAGTCAAAAAAGAAGGCCAAGAAGAAAAAGAAGAAGAAGAAGAGGGCACCTCAGCCTACTATTAAGCAGGGAGAGGGGGAGATAACTATTGGTCTTGAATTAAAGTGTAGAACATCTGCTGTTTCTGGACGAACTAAGGCTGGGGAGGGCACTAATAAAAAATTACTTGAGATGTGTAATCCTAAAGAAGGGGAAGAGGGGAAAGAAGTGGATGTACAGGCTGAAGAAAAGGCTGCTCTAGAAAAAGAATTTAGAGATAAAAATAATGACAGACTTAATGAGTGTCAAGGAAAGCAAACTTATAATAAAGAAGGCCAACCTAAACAAACTGCCGAATCCGCTGCGTGTGCCTTTGCTAACGAGGTGGAGAGTACCCCAAATATGGTATCCTTTAGGGCTCTTTCGGCGGGTAATCCTGTACTAGATGAGGATGATAATCCTCAAGATGGGGCTGGGGAAGCATTAGTGGACGAGTGGTTCGAAAGTAAGACTCCCCCAGACGCTGATGATAAGGAAAGGCGAGATTTAGCTAAATCTGCTTTTGCTAAACTAGGTAAACCGCCAACCCCACTTTCTAAAAAAGAAAGGGAAGCTATGTCTAAAGTAGGTTACGAATTGGAACAAGCAGAGATTAGGGGTTTGTTAGATGCCGAGACTGATGATGAGGATATTGTTACTGGTCAGGCTTTAGGGTATCTGTTATATCGACACGCTGAAGATAGTGGATCACTAGATGAGTGTTTAAAAGATGTTAGAGGTTACGGGGATAATACTCAGAAAACAGGACTAATTAATTCTACTGTATATGGAAGTATAGCTATGGTTAATACAGGTCAGGCTTCTGTTAGACGAAAGAAGAAGAGTAATTCCTATACAATAGAAACTAACGGGAAAGAAGGGAAAGAAGGGGAAGAGGGGAAAGAAGGTGTTGCTTTAATGAAGGGCTCTTTTGAAAGAGGACAATTAGTTACTGAGATGGAGCCAGACTCTATGGCAGACACTCAACTGCGTAGAAATACAAAGGCCCATTCCCCTACTGCTGAGTCTATAATGTATGAATTTTTACAAGGACAGAAGGCTCTCTTAGAAAAACTTCTTACTCAATCCACATAGAGTCCCAGCATTTTAGAAGTTCTTCGAATAGATATACTCTATATGTTTTATTTTTGTGTATGTCTATGTATTTAAGGGTAGTTTCAAAGGGAATATCTTTAGGGACTATTGCTAGTGTTGGTTGTCTATCCTGTTTAAATATAACCATTGGTATTTTAGAACACTTTTGAGAATCTTTTTCACATTGTTCTATAAATTTCCATATCTCTGAACTATAATTATATAAACTATAGAGATTTATATTATTGTATCCTTTTTTACATTCAATACAGAATTTAAAGTTCTGAGGTGTGATTAAATCCCCATAAATTTTAAGGTGTTCGGGCAGCGTGTGGGTGGTGGCGAACGCACCAGATCCAGGACTTCTTGAAAATTCTTCGGTCTTGAATCTATCATTGAGTAGCCGAGCAACCTGCCGTTCGAAAGTGGAGCCCTTAGCTCTGCTGTTCTTACGCTTAGGCTTTTTCCGCAGGTCACTTAAATCGTATTTATCCTTCATACTTATTCCTTTTGTACTATAATAGACTGAACAATCATGACCCAAGATTTGAAATTCGCCTTCCATCCCCAGAATTGGAAGGTAACAACCGAGTATCGGAGTAAAAATAGAATGAAATTTACATTAAAATTAAATCAAGAAGAAGCGGAAGCCTTTAGAAATTTCGCCAATGCTGTTAAGCCTGACCAAATAGATATGAATGATTTCGTGCGCTCTATCTTCTTTAATGGGGTACGATCCCTTGAACAAGAACTCACGCATAACATGGTACAGCACATGGAAGAACACCGCGCAGAGTATGAAGCTTCTGGGTTTACCTTTGATGCTTCGGGGAACTTGACGGGTGTGGATGAAGCAACGGCCAGTGGTTCTATCGAAGTTGTAGAATAATGTACGCACCTATTTACCTGCGTACTGAGAATGAGCTTAACAAAATTCTCAAACGGCAGAGAAAGACGAGGCAAGATTTAGGGATATTGTTTGTCTCCTTGTGGGATCCCCATTCTAAGACTCTTATGAAAGAGGTGAAGAGTAAGCTAGTTGGTGACGACCACTATGCTAAACCCCTTTACATTGTGGACAGCTTTACTATGCCTCACGCTTTCGTTATCTTTAAGACCACTAAGCTGCCTCATCTTGTGCAGTTCAGAAGGGGCTCCTTACTCTCTGAAGATTATCTAACGAAAATTTATAAAGACTTAGGGCTGTAGATCTTTTTTTAAGTCCTGATAATCACTGATCTTCTTTTCGTATTTTTTATTCTTAGTATAAAGTAGTTTTAAATTGTTCACTATAACTGTGGTAAAATAATTAAATGCTGACCCTTTATTAGCTTGGAAATTTTTGAGTGTCTTTAGAACTAACAGAAAGCACTCCTGTTTCGCATCATCCTTATCAATATTAAACTTAAAACTCTCAATAATATTAGTGATTAATAGATCAAATAGCCCCATCAACTCGTCTTCATGTTTTTTATTATCTTGAAGATAGAGAAGAATAGTTTGTTCAAACTTTTTGTTATCTATATAGTTCACTTTTTTACCCATACCCTATAATAGACTGATGAGTGAGCTTCAAAACATCTACTCTGGCCTTAAGCCTAGTTGTAGTAGCCCTTTGTGTGAAGGTTGCACTATTCTTACCCAGAGTAAACCTGAACATTCTTATATAGATTACTCTTATTTGGAGCCTTCTCCTGTATTATTTTTATCGGATTCCCTTAAGTATAAGTACGGGAACCTAACCCCCTTCTCTAAGAAAGAGAAAGCCCTTCTCGATAGTTTGTACCCAGACCGTGCAGAGTATTCAGCATCGGTTAAGTGTCCCTCTGTCAAGGAGGGGGATATGACCCCAGCTAATATGGTGCTGTGCAGACAACATCTTGAGGCTACGATAGATAAGGTACAGCCACTCCTTGTCTATGCGTGTGGGAACCTAGCTATGAAGATGCTAATTAAGAAGAGTGGCATAACTAATAAACGAGGTAATTCCTATGAATTTACTACCACTCTGGGGCATTCTTGTATCGTTGTCCCTATCTATCATCCTTATGCTGTACTTAAAGAGCCTAGACATAGATACTTGTTCGAAACAGACATTAAAAATGCATATGAAAAATATGTACTTGGCAAAAAGAACGAAGGGAACTTTACCTACAAGTTTGCGGAAACACTAGAAGATGTTAAGAAATTATCAGAGAGGTGGTCCTCCTCTGAGGAAACCTTAGCTGTAGACATTGAAACTACTGGATTAAATTTCCGTAAAGATAAGATACAAACTATTGCTATCTCTTCTGAGGAGGAGAACTGGGTTATCCCTCTCGACCACAAGGACTCTCCTTTTAGGAAGGGAGAACCCCACTATGCAGAGGTTTGGGTTCTTCTTCGTCGCATCTTGGAGAACCCTAAGAATAAGAAGGTGTTTCATAATGCTAAGTTCGATCTAAAGTTCCTGTTGGACTACGGAATCTATACTAAGAATGTCTGGGACACTAAGATCATGCACCACTTCATTAATGAGACGGCCCCTAAGAGTTTGATGGATTTGGTCAAGCTATACTTTTCTGACGAGTTGGAGAATCTTTAATGCTTACGATTAGTAACCCCAAGACTTTTGATTGGGCAAATATGTCCTTGTCGGATTGTGTGGAGGGCAATGCTGCGGATGCTTATTTTACCCTAAAGTTATTTAATCTTATTGAAGAGAAGATTAAGGACTTGGGTATGGAAAAGCTTATTTCTACCCTCATCATGCCCTCCCTTTCGACCTTCTCTGAAATGGAGTACGAGGGGATGCTTGTTAGCGAGGATAAATTACAAGAGGTGGCAAGACACTTGTATGCAGCCAATATTGAAGAGGAGGATAGCTTGTATGAGTTTGATCAGGTACTAACTTCAGATAATTTCTCCTCCAATAATGACCTCATTGAGATATTATATACAAGAGAGGGCTCATTTGAGATGTACCCCCCCGACCGTACAGGAAAGGGGTCTCCGTCTGTTTCTGCCCCAACACTTAAACTATTACTGGATCAGATCGAAGAGGAGTTGAAGAAGCGTGGGTAAGTGGGCACACAGGGACGAAGGTAAAAAGATTAGCCAGTCGGTCCTTCAGGGGAAAACTTCCGATGAGCTAAGAAATGCTCACAAGTTCCTAAAAGGGCTTCTTAATTTACGCAAGTCTCAGAAACTGGAGAAGACCTACATCGTAGGGACTAAAAAAGCTATTGCCTATAACGAAACTCCTAAAGTATTCGTAGACTACAGGTTTGATGGGACTGCTACGGGAAGGTTGTCGTGTGCAGCATACACCGCCCAAAAACCTATGGGAGTATCTTTCCATACTCTCCCCAGAGATAAAGAAAATAATATTAGAAGCCTATTCACTTGTCCCCCTGACCATTGTTTTATCACAGTAGACTATGCAGCAATGGAGCTACGGGTTCTATCCCACATTGCGAAGGATGGTAATATGCAGACAGCCTTCCAGAAAGGGGTGGATCTTCATACCTATACTGCCAAGCTGCTTTTTAATAAGGAAAACATCTCTAAAGATGAGAGACAGATTGCAAAGGCTGTTTCATTCCTTATTGCTTATGGAGGAGGACCTTTTAACCTAGCTGAAACCACAGGCATCTCTCTTCCTAGAGCAAAAAAGATCATTGCCAACTACCAGAATGTGTATCCTGCAATTTTTGAATACATGGAGTTCGTTCAGAAATTTATTAAGGAGAATCATTATGCGTATACCATCTTTGGGAGGCGTAGGAACCTTCCAGACATTACTTCCCAGGACTTCTCTGTGGTCAATCGTGCGGCCCGTCAAGGGCTTAACTTCACCATCCAGTCCACCGCATCAGATATCCTCTTATGTGGGCTCCTAGGAGCTTACAGGAGGCTCAGAGAGGAAGGAGTGAATGCTCACCCCGTAGCTACTGTACACGATAGTATTGAGTTGATTTGTCATAAGGATAGCATTTCTGAATGTTTGGAAATTGTTTACGATGAGCTAGTTAACTACCCCTTTATTAAGGATACTTTTAATATCCAATTTGATGTCCCTCTTAAAATTGATGCTGAAGTAGGCTTCTCTTTTGGAGACGGAGTTGAGGTTGATTTTAAAGAGGGGATACCCCAAAACCTGACAGAGATTGAGGAGTACCTGCGCCCATGAGTCTTAGAATTAATAAAATACAACACATCTTGCATAAAGGTTCAGTAGAGCTAATGAGCCACACCTGTAACGGGGATCTTCTGGTTGTAAATGCAGCTAGATGCTCCTTTAATAAGGAACATGAAATATTTGATCACAAAACAGATACAAAACTTATCAACTATCTGGCAGAGCATGGACATCTACTGCCTTTCCGTCATCCTGTATGTACTTTACGCATCGTCGCGCCTTTATTCGTACTGCGTCAGCTAGGTAAACATCAGGTAGGTTTTTCCTGGAGTGAAGTATCTCGCAGATATATTGATTCTGATCCAGACTATTACTACCCCATGCTTGAGGAATGGAGGCAAGCTTCTGATAATATAAAGCAAGGAAGTTTAGAGCAAGGTTTGTCTACGGAAGACTCTATTATTGTTGATGAAAAGGTAGATAATTTGTATTGTCAGGTAGATGAGGTCTATAATAGACTGCTTGAATTGGGGGTGTGCCCTGAACAAGCCAGGATGGTTCTCCCACAAGCTATGTTTACTACTACGGTTACTACAGGTACGCTCCTTGGGTGGCATCATATGTATAAGTTACGAACCGAGAAGCACACACAAAGAGAAACTCAAGAGTTTGCTAAAGCCATAGGAAAAATTATGGGAAAATTGTTTCCCGCTAGTTGGGAGGCTTTATGCGAACACTCCTCATAACAGACCTTCATTTAAACTCTAGAATACAAGGACTTTTAGCCGCTCAAGTTGATTGTATCCTAAGTATTTTTCAAAAGGAGAGACCTGATGAGGTTATTATTTTGGGGGATGTCTTTATGTATCGTAAGCCCTCTCCTAGTGAGCTTATAGCTTTTAAAAAACTACTAGACGGTATGGTTACTGCTGAAGTAGTAGTGTTGAGAGGGAATCATGATAGTGAAACTAAGGCTGATGATGGTACAACTGCTTTAAGTCTTTATAAAAAACTTGGAGTAACAATTGTTACTCAGACGCACACAGACCACAAGAGGAAGAGGGTTTACATACCCCATTATGAAAATGAAAAAACTATTATTGCTGCTTTGGAAATGGCTCCTGAGGATTATACGGTATTCGGTCACTTTGGTTATGCTGGTTCCCTTAACTCTGCTGGTGATGCTGACTTTGGTATTCAGCTTTCTAACTTCACTAGCCCTACTTTCTTGGGCCATATTCATAGTTTTGGTGAGAGACAAGGAGGACTACGAGAGCCTCGTCCAAGAGTAGTATGCCTAGGTACTCCTTATACTACAAATTATGGTGAGGTTTTTAAGGATAACTTCTACGCTATCTTAGAAGAGGGAGAAGAGCCTGAGTATAAAGACTGTGCATCTGGTCCTCGCCACCTTGTTTATTCTGCTAAAGAGGTAGAGAATAACTTAACTACTATTAATGATCCAAATTATTTTACCTTTTTGCGAGTGATGGTGGGAGCAGATCATTATCCTATCCCGTATGATCAACTTAAAGTGGCATATGTAGATGTTAAATACTCCCCTGTATTTAATGAAGAAGAAGTGTCCACCTACTCCCCAGAAAGAGACTTGTTTTCAATTAATGATATGATTATTTCTGATTATGTAGAGAGTGCTAACTCTACTATCCCCATCAAAACTTTGATGGAGGGCTATAGGTTACTTAAAGATGAAAATTGAGAAAATAAAAATTAAAAATTTCTATTCATTTAAAAATACAACTTTAGAATTAGGAGACTATAGCGGTCTTACTCTTATTAAAGGAAAAAATAAAGATACTGGAGGTTCCAACGGGTCTGGGAAGAGTGCCCTAGTTGAAGCGGTTTACTTTGGTTTAACGGGGAAGACTATTCGTAAGAGTACAGAGGACAGCCTAGTTAATAATCAGGCTAAGAAAAAATGTGTGGTAGAAATGCATCTTACTCACAATAATGAGTATGTTGTTATTACTAGGCAGAAGAAGCCTACTAAGTTAGAATTCATGGTGGGAGAGGATAACAGAACTAGAGATAATGTAGCCGCTACTCAGGCAGCCATTGATTCTTACTTGAATGTAAACCACAAAGTCCTATTAGCCTCTATGTTTTTTGGACAATCTAACAATGTTAATTTCTTGGATTGTAGTGCTGATGATAAGCGAACCATTATTAGAAACTTTCTTAATTTAGACGACCTCTTTCACATGAGGGATAAGATTAAGACTCACAAATCCTCTTATTATCAAGGTACGAAAGAGAATGATGCCGTTATCAATGAAAACCATAAGAATGTAAGTAAATTAAATAAGAAGATTGATGAAATTGAGGAGGCCAAAAAGGAGTTTGCT